AGAGGTATCCCTGGATTGCTATCATTGTTTGGTTTTTTCCGGAGGTCACCTTTGTTTTCATTCCTTATTGCCTTGTCATTCATGCTGGGGAGTATGTTGAGCGCCTTGTCTTGAACCGTGATCGTATGGTTGAGCAGAGACGTGAGAGAAGGGGGATGCTGAGTAGCGGTGTTTATTTTACCGTGTTTGGCTTCTTCTGGACCCTCATTATGTTTTTGTTCGCTGCCGGTTGGTTCGTTGATAAGATCTCCTCTGCTTTTCGTAAGGAGGGTACAGTTCCGCAGGCTAGAAGGAAGATGTCTGTTAGATTTCTTCTTGGTCTGTTGTCGTTTTTTCTGGTCTCGGGCTTCTTGCCTGGAAGGGCATGAGCCTCCTGGACACCTTTAGCCGTGCGCTTAATGCTTGGGATAGGATTGTGGCTTGGATGAACTCCGAGCCCGCCCCCCAGGCTAGCCATCGTTTGCTTACGCAACACTTGGCGCAGCACCCTCATTGGGATGAGCCCAATAAGGAAATCCGTCGTGCCGCATGCAAGGTGTTTAGCAATTATGTCGCCGGCAAACCTGAACAGAAGGATCATGCGCTTGCTGACTTTGCTGATGACATTGAAAAGTACATCGCCTCTTTGAGGAGGATGAAGCTTCACACTGAGCTCGGCCAATGGAGTGAGCATCGTGATGACGTGCCAGGTTTTGTCAATGGCCGTACCAAGCTCGCTTGGGCTCGCGATTTGCTTTATGCACATGAGGTAGAGTTGGATGACGGGGAGACTGGCTCGGCCTCTGATCCGTCAATGGCTGGACTTGGTTTTTACCCGTTTGATCCGCTCCTCTGGTTTGAAGAGCTCTGGGATTGGTACATGGAGAATCCTATTCCCACCCCTAAGGGTGAGTTTGAGGAGACTGCAGAGTTCCTCAAGACCTTGGCCGCCGAGCTGAAGGTTGAAGTGGTTTGGATTGCTGTTGGTGTTGCATCTCTTTGGGTTGCTTTCTGGCTTTTTGAGACAGTTAAGCCTGTGGTTGAGGCCTACTTTCGTGGCGGTAAGAAGCCCTTCGATGTCGAGAAGGCGAAGGAGGGCCGTGCTGCTGCAAAAAAGAGGTTTCGCTCTGAGGTTGAGGCCAAAGGAAAGTCCAAGATGCGAATTCCAGCAGTTGTTACTGCCATTGGATCCAAGAAGACGAATAAGCGTGTCTGGCTTTATGACCTTGATGCTCGTTCTTGGGTTAGTGCTCCACCGGACTTGGCTGCGGAATTGCTTGCTAGCAAGCATTTTGTCACGGATGCCGATTACCGGGGTTTTGTGCTTGACCATTCAGATCGCTTTGTTCATGATGACCTCTATGAGCATTTTGTTAGTGATGATTGGAAGCTTGACAATTATCAGGATGATTTTGAGGAAATTACTTGGGAGGACGAGGAGGATTATGAAGACCGGATTCGTTCTGAGCTTTATGATGTTGTGGGCACCGAGAGCAAGCTAAAGCGTGGGAAGAAGAAGGAAGAACCCTTCGCCCCCCCGCGAGAGGCTGAGCCTGAGAAGGCTACGCCGAAGCCTTCTGCTGCCCCTTCACCTGTTGCCCCTAAAAAGGCTGCTGCCCCTGTCCCCACCTCTGCAGAAGTTGCCCCGAAGGCTGGTGCTGCTCGTCGAAAGAGGAGGAATGCCAAGAGGCGTGCTAAGAGAGCCGCCTCTGTTCCACCCGC